TGTATCCTATCCTATGTGTTATGTACGTAACACCCCCCGTTATGTACGTAACACCCCCCATATTCTCTCAAAAAACTCTTGCTTTTGCTTGCAACATGAGCTACAATAGAATCATAAGCAAGAGAGGAGAATTGCATGACACAACAAGAAATTACAAAACGTGACGAAAAGAGGGCTATGCAGCTTGCGCTGAAAAACCAGTATGAGCCTGTCGTTCCGCTCGCTAAGGGAATGATCAGCAATGCTGATAATGAAAAGCAGACACTGAGCTTGATCGCTACCCTCCACAAAAGCGTCCTAGGCCTCACCAGAACGGGCGAGATGCGCCCAATCGGTGACTTACGGGTATTTATGGCTATCGCCAACCAGTACGGCCTCAACCCGTTTAAAAAAGAGATTTACGCTACATATATCTGGGACTCGAACCGACGAGGCGAGGAGCTGATGCCAATCGTGAGTATCCATGGCCTGCGTAAGTTGGCACGTAAGGGTGGTGTATACACTCACACGGGCGCAGCAGAAGTTAAGAAGGATGGCGACAAGCTCCTGAGCGTCACAGTACCTGTGTTTGGTCGCTGGGATAACACGAGCACACCAATCGAGGTAACACGCTACACAGCCTACTACGACGAGTTTGTACGCACTAACCGCGAAGGGCAGCCAATGAGTAACTGGAAGACTATGCCTATCGTGATGCTTACCAAGTGTGCTGAGGCAAACGCTCTGCGTGCGGGGTTCGATATTGCAGGCATCTACGTAGAGGAGGAATTAACCGCTAACGCTAACAACGGAGAGGAGAGCGACGATGAGTAGAGTTGATCACCTGTCGTATTCAGCGATTGTAACGTTCTTGAATAACCAAGTTGAGTTTCAGAAGCGCTACATTGCAAAGATCTATGACAACCCTAAAACACCATCACTAGTAGTAGGTACGAGTTTTCACAAGGCTATGGAGACCTTCTATGACAAGGACGGTGGCAACGTGCAAGCTGCTATCGAGGCTGGCCTAGAGGAGATGAGCTATGTAAGCGACTCTGAGATTGACTTTGGCAAGACGGGCAGCCGTGAAAAGATGATGCAAGACTACACTCGACTCGTAAATAAATACTTTGAGGAAGCGCCTCACTACAATGAAGTAGTAGACGTTGAGAAGCGACTCGAGGCTAGTATTGCAAATGTACCAATGGTTGGCGTGATTGACATGGTGGTGCGCGACAACGGCCTTCGCCTCATCGACTACAAGACAGTTACAGCTTACAGCCCAGATGATGAGGAGAGCTACAAGTACCTCATGCAGGCTTATATCTACCTCGTATTAGCAGAAGCGGAATATAATCAGGAAGTAACAGAGGTAGTATTTAAAGAAATAAAGAAAACTATCAACCGAGATGGTTCGCCACAATGTCGTGACGTTGCTTTTGATCGCCAATCTGTCCTTGCTTTCGCACCTATCGCAAAGAAAATCATCACAAACGTATTTGAGTACGTGAACGATGACCGGTCGAAGTTCTTCCCCAATATGAACGATCGGATGAACGGCGCGAATAGTATGGATATTATCGCTAACCAGCAAGAGGGCTTTGACGCCGCCAAGATCAAACGACAAGTACGAGTGGCTGATACTTTCGAACAGCAGAACGTTGTTATTGATGACGGAACAGGTACAGACGAGGAGAAAATTCTCCGTAAGCTTATCGAGTTTGGTATCGGTGGTAAGATGGGTGAGACATATGTAGGGCCACAGGTTATCAAATACACGATGCAGCCTAACCGCGGCGTGAGCATGAAGCGTATCGCAGACAAGGCTAGCGACCTTGCTATCGCCCTTGAGAGCGAGTCGGTGCGTATCGAAGCTCCTATCGCGGGTACAAACCTTGTAGGTATCGAAATACCAAATAAAGATCGTAAGGTTGTCCCTCTTACAGACGAGTACCTTAATCCTGGCACGTTCAAATTCCCTATCGGCATGGACGCCTTCGGTAAAGTTCACTACTGTGACGTTATAAAAACGCCTCACCTTCTAATCGCTGGCCAGACTGGTGCAGGTAAGTCTATTATGGTCAATGTGATCCTGGACTGCCTCACGAAGCAGCTCACACCGGAGCAGATGAAACTCGTGTTGATTGACCCTAAAGAGGTTGAGCTTGCTGTGTATGAGGGGGACGAGCATTTAGACGGTGATATTATCACTAGCCCTAAAGACGCATCGGAAAAGTTTCACTGGCTTGTAGAGGAGATGGGGCGACGGTATAAGATGCTACGCAAGCAGCGTATCCGAGACATTGCAGATTACAAAGGTAACATGCCGCGTATTGTAGTTGTAGTAGATGAGTTTGCTGATCTGATGATGACAAGCAAGAAAAACCCACTGTCTAACATCGACTACGACATGCTCAAGGAGGCCGTGTTGGACGAGGTGACGCTCACAGGGGGTAAACTCACAAAGGCCGCGCTCAAAGCCGCTGTGAAGCGCGTCAACGAAAACACCCCACCTTCTGCTGAGGAGTCTATAATCAGGCTTGCGCAGAAAGCACGGGCAGTTGGCATACACCTCATCCTAGCTACACAGCGCCCATCAGCAGACGTTGTGACAGGGCTCATCAAGGCAAACATCCCAACCAAGATTGCTTTTAGCGTCACAAACTCGCTCAACAGTAAGATTATCATAGACGAGGTAGGGGCTGAGGCTCTCACTGGCAAGGGCGACCTACTCTATAGCGACCCAACAGCAAAATCATTACAGCGCCTACAGGGCCTATATATCTAGAAAGGAGAATGAATATGGCACGCACAGTAAATGATATGTTCAAGGCAGAAAAGATTAAATGGCTAGAGGAAGCGCGGGCTACGGCCCGCCATATCCTCGAGCACCAGAAGTTCATTACCATCGAGGATGTTCTCAAACAGAAGCCTCTACCGAAGTTCCTACACCACAACACTATCGGCGGAGTGTTCCGCACGCTAGAATTTGAGTGTGTTGGATGGGGGCGCAGTACACGGTTAGAAATGAACGGTCGCTATATTAGGCGGTGGAAGTTGCGAGATAAATAAAGTTGGGCGAAAGTATTGACTTTAGCTAATGCTTGCGTTAGAATAAAAACATAAACAAAAGAGAGGAGAAAGCTCATGGAACAACAAAATAATAACGATTATCATAAAGCGATGGTTGTAGTTGCTTTTGCACGCATCATGTATACGGTAGTGTTGGGTACGCTCACAGCGTGGCTATTAACCGCAAAAGGCTTTGATAGTGGGTTCTGGTGGGGTTTATTGTCTATAATCATGATCCTATGGACAGTGAGCAAGGCAATTGAGACTGTTTCATTTATCACAATCGCAGTAACATGCAAGGATGATTAATCGATGAAACAGCAAATCCTAGAAATTCTAGATAAATCAACCAATAACGGTATGAAGGCCAAAGAGATTATGGGCCTCATCGAGATGGCAATAATCCAGGCACAGTACGATATGTGGGAGGAGCAAAAGAAGAATCGCGATACACCATCAACCGCTGCTACAGACTGGGCGGTTGCAATGATAGAAAATAAACTATTTGGGAGATTAGACAATGGAGAATAAATGGCGAGGAAGCGCGCTATGCGCACAGACAGACCCGGAAGTTTTCTTTCCACAAAACAAAGCATATGTGGACGGTTACAACGGGTACGACAACTACAACGCAGCACGTAAGATTTGTGCGGAGTGCCCAGTAAAAGGCGAGTGTTTAGCAGATGCTCTGATGACTGGCGACGTAGAGTATGGCATGCGAGGTGGGCTAACACCACGTGAGCGTATGGGTATTTTGGCAACGAAGGTGGCGATGTATGAGTAAGATAAAGTATAAGGTATGGCGTCCGACCGGTGAGATACATGAGATAGCAGGGGGCACAGTTAACGGATGGGAGGCAGTCGATGCTACTAACTAAATACAAAGCACAAGAGCTAGTTGAAAATGCCAAGATAGATCTAGACGATCTTTCGCAAAACGTTGGAGCGTTTCTGGAAGATGGCATTGACGACGACGGGATTACGCTCGTATACGCCGCTATCGATATGTTAAAGGAACAAATTATAGATGAACTAGGAAGAATATGAAACAGAGAGAATTAAAAGAAGCTGTTGAGTTTCTCGGTGGTTCACTAAATACTCTTTTCAAAGATAAGACAATAATACACTTTCCTCTTTCTTATGAAATTTGGATAGACGAAACAAAAGGGGGGTATAGTACACACAACAATAAATGGTGCCCTGAGCTAGCGAAAGATATATTACCAAAATTGGTGCAGGAATACGATAGAACACCGTTCGATGAACGAGAAATTATGAATGGTGATAGAATATTAGATTACTACATAAGAAAGGATAGATAGTGAACTACAACACACCAAAACTAAACCAAGAAACAAACGACAAATGGGCGCAGTTTGATACATTGAGCGATCACCTGCGCGGGCACTGTAAACATCAAACGGAGGAAAGTATGACAGAATATAAAAAACACATCGGGCAGCACAACGACATGATGATCGACAACCTGGCGCTACCCCGGGAAGCTATGAAGGGTTACAGCCCAGAGCCGCATGAAGACTTTGACACAGTAGAGGCTGAGCCAATCCAAGACACACTGTTTGAAATGCAAGAGGTTGTTGACGGGCTACCTGAGGAGGAGCTACAAGCCTACAAGGATCAAATGCTTTCAGAGATTAGCGACCGCGAAGCTATCGTAGATGCGATCAATCGCCGACTTGATACTGTGCAGGCTAAGCAATATGTGGGCGGTGTGCGCAGCGCTATCACTAAACAGGTTAAGCTTTAGCAAGGAGCGATAATGAAACAAAGTAAATACGACAAGCGCCTAACGCATGGCGATGACTACTACAAGAAAATTGGTAAGCTAGGTGGGTCTGCCAAGGTAAAGAAGGGATTTGGCAAGAACCCAAAGCTCGCCTCAATCGCCGGCAAAAAGGGAGGACGCGCTACACCGTATGCAGAACTATCCTTTGTGGCAGCGGACAACATCCAGCGAGTACTCCTTAAAAACGAAAAGTTCGACGTAAAAGAAGAAAAGAGCCGTTACGAGATTACCATGAACGGTTCGGTTCTATCGATCATTCCTCGCTATAATGGGCGCATTAAGAAAGCTGTACCGCGAGACGACCTATCTGGCCGTGTCATGGCAGAGAAAGATATGGCCGTGCTAGAAACGCTCAAACTAATGATCGTAGAAGGCATGTACCGTGGCGAGGCATAAATACGCTAAAGAGTCCACCATCCATCAGATGGTGGTGGACTATTTAAAGCTACAATACCCGGGAGTCATATTCCGTACAGACTTTAGCGCGGGCGTGAAGATGACTATGGGGCAAGCCATCAAACATAAAGCTTTACAGGAAGGCAGAGGCTACCCTGATCTATTTATCGCTGAGCCGGCACAATTAGCGGGTGAATGGTATCACGGACTATACCTCGAACTGAAGCGTGAAGGGGTTCGCCTCATGAAAAAAGATGGCAGTTGGGCGAATGAACACTTTGCTGAGCAATACGCCTACATGAAGCGTTTGAGCGAACGTGGCTATCGATGCACATTTGCGGTAGGGTTCGATGATGCAAAAGACCAAATAGACAAATATATGAATACGACAGATTACAAAGAAAGACGAAAACAAACACCAAACGATCAAATTTTCTAGAACAACGATAGAAAGAATAGGGGGGGGCGAAATGCCCCTCCTATATGTTAGTATTATACTAGAACAACCTTTAATATAATAGGAGACAAATTATGCTAGTAAATTACGGCGTAGCAGTGCCAGAATCACAGTTCACCACGACTCCAGATAAGCGTGGCGTGATTGGCCAAATTGCATTTACAGATACGGGGCGGCAGTTCCGTTACTGTAAGTCGGCAGACACCGGAGACCAGCCATACTGGACTGGGATGAAGAACGACGCCACGAACAAAAACGGCAACCTCGCTGCTGATGCTAAGGTCGGTGACACTGTTATTCAGTTGAAGCCAGGTCACCAAACTGATGGTTGGCAGGATGGTACCATCCTTATTAATAATAAGCAGCTCCTTGAGTTTATCCAGGTTTCGGGCGACTATGTCTACCTTCGAGACCAACTCCTCGAGGACGTAGCAGCCAACACTGGCTGCCAGGTTCGCCCCAACGACTACGATAACCTCAAGAAGGTTACGGCAGGTGCTAAGATTTACACCCGTAGCGCTGTGCCAGCTGGTCACTACTTCTGGTGCGAAGTGTAATACACACCGTCTAGACCAAGAGAGAGGCTCCGGCCTCTTTTTTGGCTTCTACCCTAATGTTATAATGGATACACAAGCAACAATTAAATAGGAGCACAACAATGAGCGAACAGTTACACGTCATGCCAGGGTTTTGCCTGGTAGAGGTAACTAATAAATATGGCTCGAGTCTGTCTATCTCACAAGGAGAACACGGCAGCCATACGAGCGGAACACTAAAGGCCATATATGTCCGTTCTGGTAATACAGGAACAGACAAAGAGAGGACACTCTCGAGATTCCTCGGTAATAAAATTTATTTTACGAAGTATAACGACAGTGAGGAGATTGAGGTAGATGGCAAGACATTTATTTTCGTCCCTGTAGACGCTGTAAATGGGGGTTCGCTAGATGCCTAAACAAACATCAGTGCGTAATGTAATCCGTGGTACTGAGCTGCGAGAAAAGATCAGCATGGGCGTTGAGAAAGCCTTCGACGTAGCATATTCCTCATATGGTGCAAACTCCGGCAATATCATGATCGAGCACCGCTTTGGCGAGCCTCTGGTATCTCATGACGGTATTACCAATATTGGTCGCCTCGTAGTATCAGATCCAGTAGAGAACATGGCTATCTCTCTTGTCCGCCAGGCTAGTGAGAAAACTAACCGTTCAGCTGGTGACTCTACGACCCTTACTATTGTGATGACCTATCTTGTCTACAACTATTTTAAGGAGATGGCGAAGGACAAACCACGTGCTGTACAGAAGCAGATTGAGCAAAACAAGAAGGCTATCATCAAAGCTATCAAGGACAATAAGATTGAGGCTACTGATGATCTACTCTACAATGTAGCGCACACATCATCTGGCGATGAAGCTATCGGCCATCTAGTGTTCGACGCTATCAATGATGCTGGCGCTAATGGCGCAGTAACAGTGGTAGAAACACCCGAGAATAAGATCGAGAGTAAAATCGTCCAAGGGTTCACATTTAAAAAAGGTATGTCGTCTATCGCCTTCGCAGACGATATGCAATCTATCCAGACCAAATACGACAACCCAACCGTTATTGTCATGTCCCGCATCATCAGCAAGAACGATGACATTGTGCCTATTATCGACGCTGTGCTCAAGGCTGGTGCAGAGAGTATTGTACTCGTAGCAGACGTATCGGGACAAGCTCTGGAGACTCTCGCTACCAATAAGATGAACGGCAAGCTGAATATTGTAGTTGTAGAGCCATCGAGCCAAGCACGCGAGCTGTTCCTCCGTGACGTAGCAGCCTATGCTGGCGCTGAGGTGTTTGTATCACCACGGGTATCAGACTTTACAGACGCTAACATCGGCAAGGTTGAGCGTGCCCACATTACCACTACAAAAACTATCCTATCCGGCCCTGGTAACCGTGAGAAGCTAGACCAATACATCGAAGGTATCAAGGACGATTACCGACGTGACGCCCTAAACGGCAAGACTGTAGAGATTAGCGTTGGTGCAGCTACACAGGTCGAACGGCAAGAGCTGAAGCTCCGTATTGAGGACGCTGTAGCAGCCACACAGATTGCAAAAGACTATGGAGTGCTCCCTGGTGGTGGTACGTTCCTACGTGACGTATACGAGCGTGATACTACCAATACGCCTAGCTACCTCACACAGCCATACACAATGCTTGTAGGCAGCATGGCTAAAGAAACAACCGAGGACAAACCATACACACCAAAAGCTGGCTACGATATTTACTCTGAGACCTATCACACGGACGTTCTGGAGGCTGGTATTGTAGATAGCGCTAAATCTATCGAGGAAGCGATTATCAACAGTCACAGCGTCGCTGCGCAGCTCCTATCGATTAATGTGGCATTACCATTTGAGAAGGACCAAGAATAATGGATATTGTAGCCCTTGTTATTTCAATTTGTGCCCTCCTAGTTGCTTTGCTAAATAACCGCCATGACCCGGTTGTACCCACTACGGTACGCCGGGCGGGCCTCTCTTGGCTGGAGAAATACGCAGGCGCGGAGGAACAATACGCAAATAAAAATAAAGACAAAAAGCATAGCGGCATCATTGAAGCTGCTGACCCTGTAACAATCAACGCTCAATGGCGTGACGAGACAGGCCAAACAGAAAAAGACCCGTTAGACTTTATGAAGGACGTGAAATAGATGGGTGTGATCATAGATGGTATATATTACCGTGAGACACCAAAAGACGAAGCACAGCGCGTCTCAAGCACTGTCACGGGCATAGCAGACACAAACAGCAAAGACAGACAACGCGAGGAGTTTGCGGCTGACTTAATCCAGTCGCACAACCCAGACGGGACAGTAAACGATGACTTTATCGAGTACTACCCAGAGGAAGCTAAGAAGCGCGGCCTAATATAGAAAATAAACATAAACCCAAAGATAAGAGCACCCACTACAGGTGCTCTTTATATTTACCGCTCAAGTAGACAGACCATGCTCTGTACCCCTGTGACCTCCACACATCGTACGCGCATTTTACGTTAGTCCCTACGTCGAACGTGTCGCAATGTTCTCGTCCTGGGAGTATCCTTACCTGAAAAGCTCCTAGACTATACCCGTATACCCTATTATTTTGTGTAAATGTTAGTGTTTGGTCACCTTTTGCGCCTGTCCTACAATGGCTCTCGGCGGTAGCGATAGCGACCATGGTGTTTACGTCCCACCCGCTATATTTCGAGGCCTCCTCACGCACAGCGTCACATCCTGTTTTAGCTGGCTGAGCCACTACTGCTACTGGAGGCTGCTCTACTTTAACAACCGGTTTCGCTACTGGGCTTTTTCTTTTCCCGCAGTTTCGCTCGTCACAACCTTGATAGTGTTGTACTTCTCAACCTGTGTACGGCCCGTGTTGAGGCCAGCGGCAAAGGCTACACCAGCGGCAATCAGTGAGAGCATTACAGCAAAGATTGCGGCTGTCATGATAGCACTCGCCTTCTTTACGTAGAGCTTGTCTACAGCGCGGCGAATCTCTTCGTTTGCCCCAAAAATTACGTCTTGGCTCTTCTTAGTGGTTTTACTTTCTTTAGCCATGCAAGTATTTCTCCTCTCTTGCTTATGTTTGCTATGTCTCTATAGTACACCATCTAGAGAATAGAGTCAACACTTTTTTGAGTTTTATTTACAACAAGAAAACCCCACCGTAGTGGGGCTCTTGGATAATCTATAGGCTAGACTATCGGATCTTGGTGATACCTGTGATAACACCCTGGCGGCGAGGTTGAGTACAGATAAAGTTACCCGATACAACCATTGCACCAATCTCTGCGAGCTGGTTCGTTGGGTTCATGAAACCGCGGAACTGCATCCAGGTAGGCTGATCCTCGCTGATAGCACTGTCGATAGCTTCCTGCTTCTGCTTCACGCGCTCAAGGCCAGGAATGGTGAGGTCACGAAACTCGAGGTAGTTCTCGTTAAGGAAGAACATCTTGCCCACAGGAGCTTTGTCGTCAGCCACACATGGCTTGCCACGAAAGTCGAGCGATACGAACCCAGCCGAGCCGTGCAACTCGCTAGCAGGCACAGACGTACCCATTGGAGTGCCACCGCTAACACGGTTGTAGCCACGAGCAGTCATAGCGTTGTACTGGACGCTGAGCTTGTCGCCCATCAGTTCCTCGTAGAGACTCCAAGTTGCCTTGTCGCTGAGGATCATTGTTGGGCTGTGCTTTGCGCTACCAGCAGCCGACACAGCGTCAAACTCTTTAGCCATGAGGCCGAGAGTCAGGAGGCCGTTAGCAGCAGCCGTAACGTCAGCGTTGACCGAAGGCAGGGTAGCACGGGTGATACCAGCGTAAGTGGTAGAGGCCGTACCGTTGTCAACGATCAAGCCAAGACCATCAAGGTCGTTACCAGCACCAGTACCGTAAAGCTGAGTACCGATGAGGTTAGCGAGGCTGTTTTGAGCTTCCTCGAGCTTTTGAGCGACCAAGCGGACAACCTGGTTGTCGTTTGAGGCTTGGTTGACAGCCTTCTCAAGCTGGCTCACAACAACGCTCTGAACAACAGTGGCTGGTTCCCACTTCAGGTTCTTGACGTTGTCGGTGTTAGAAACAGCAAACTGCTCCATGTCGGTAATCGACTTACCGGTTGTACTGTTTCGGGTTTGTGTAGGACTTTGAACTTTCGGCCCAGTCCATTTCTTGGTGTTGCTCATCACGCGAGCGGTCAAAACGTTCGAGTTGTTAACAAAGTCAACAACGCGAGGTAGAAACTCGTCCTTTGTGATGTTTTGCACTGTTTCTGAAAACTTCATTGCTTCCATCTCCTTATAGTTGTTACTAATCTGATTTTACGACACTATTTAGTGATAACCGTGGCCATTATTGGCCTAATTGTGCGTAAATGTTCTGTAATTTGAGCTTTGCGGCCTGTGGGCTATCTGTAGTGAGCGGCAACATAGACTTGTAGCCTTGAATATCCTGGTTAGACAAAGCGCCACTGTCACCTGCTGCACGTGCTAAGGCCACTGCTAGAGCCTGCTGGTTGGCTTCATAGGCTGAAGCCCCTGGGTTGAACATACCGAGTGTAGCGCTATTTAGGAGGTTATTCAGGACTCCTACAGGGCCTTGCGCGCCACCAGCTTGCTTATACATAGTCTCAATACTAGCTGCCTTCTTAGCCGCGTCAGCCTTCTTTTGGTCGTCTTTCGACGTTTTACTACTGCTTGCCTTCTGGAGAGCAGCGAGTTGCTTCTGGTTCATCGCATCTTTCTTATCGAGCTGCTCGAGCATTGAGGCATAGAACTGTACGGCCTTCGGGTTGTTGTCTGCGGCTGCTGCCATGTATGCTTGCTCAATCTGATCACGGTCTTTACCGGCGAACTTCGATGGTTGCATAAGCTGCTGCATAGCCTGGAGTTGTTGAGCTTGCTGTAACTCTTTTTGTTGAGCCTGAGCACCTTGTGCGCCGCCGAGTTGTCCGGAATTTCCGGATAGTTGAGGTGTTGCGTCAGCGTTTTGCCCGTTCAACTGCCCTAAAGCGAGAAGGCCCGCACCAGCTAGAGCTGCATTTTTAGCTGTGTTCTTAGCTTTTCCTACAACACCGCCCACGAGAGCTTCTGGGTTGTCTGAGGCGAGCTGGAGAGCGCGCCCACTACGCTGCAGTAGTTTGCCTGTGGTTGATGCTAATGGCTTGCCAATCACCTCTTGAGCGACCTGCTGGATAGGGTTGCCAAAATTACCATTACCCATTACACCACCAGCGAGCGGCGCCATCTTTTTCTGCTTAGCCAGTTGCCCCATAATGACAAACGGAGCTTGCATGCTTCGCACGTCTGAGTAAGTCACACCGTCGCGTAGCTTCTTAGCTACGTCCTGCAGCATCTTTGGTGGAAGGTTAGCGCCCTCTGCCGCCTTAAGAAAATCTGCAATCTTGTCTGCGTCCTTGTACACGTCAGCTGAGGCCTCATTGATAGTTTTCTTAAGTTCGCCTGTGTAGTCACGGATAATCTTACGGGCTGCATTAGCGCCCTTTCCTGTCATATCGTAGGCTTTACCCTCCAGCTCCTGGATAGCCTTGTGCATGTCGTAAATATCAGCCTCTCCGATAGCTGCGGCGCGGTTCTCGCCGCGCTCTGCTAGACGATCAAGAATCTTACCTTGTGGTTGCTGGTCGGCAGACTCGATAATCTTCTTCAGTGTCTTCTTCTGAGCCGGCTCAAGGGCGATAGACTCGTCAATAGCCTTGAGAGCCTTCGTGCTAGCGTCCTTCGGCATGAGCACACTGATCTGGGAGTCTTTCAAGGCGTTGTTCTGAAATGTAGAGAATAGCCCATCTTTACCAGTAGCAATGCCGGCATAGTCCTCATATTGGTTGGGCTGGATGCCGTACTTCTCTGCGTACTTAATAGCATCTGGAGCACGCTCAAGAACCTTTTTGTCTTTCACCGCACCGATAATCTCATTGTTCCGCAGGTTAGTGCCTACATCTTCGATAGATTGACCGATGTTGTTAAGTTTTGCCCCTACAGTATTATTGTCGGCGAGCTTAGCGTTTGTAGCGTTGTACATCGTATCGTTGTCTTTGATAGCTTCGTTCACGATTTTCTTAGGATCAACACCCTCTGCTAACTGCCGCGCACGTGGATCTTGCTCTGGTCGGTTGATGAGACGCTGGACAATATCGTCACTCTCGTCATCCACCGCATTAGCCAAAGCTGGTGTTGTAGCTTCTATAACGTCATCGGCGACGTTCGCCACCTTCGGAATAGCAGCCTCAACTACGTCGTCAGCCACACTAGTAACCTTAGGAACTGCGGCTTCTACCACCTCTGGTGCTGCGCTAGCCACAGCCTTGGCAGCAATATCATCTGCCTCATTCCGCATAAGGTTATTGAGCACACCACCGCCAGCTGAACGGGCAATGTCATCACCATAGTTAGTAGCAAGCCGGGCGACAACGTCATCGCCATACTTAGCTGCCCCCTTAGAGAACAGCTTATTTAATACTCCGCCGAACATTAGTATATACCCCCTTGTCGTCGTTTATATAGCTCATTTAGTGTGTTAGCTTGCTCATCCTCATCTGGTACACCCTGTTGTGGGTTGATAGCGCCCATAAGCTGAGAACCGCCGTATAGAGCCCCGCCACCAAGAGCGAGCTTGCCAACAGCACTCTTAGGTATAAGGCTACGTAGACCCTCCTGATATAGCGCCCGTGATGGCAGAGCATCTAACACAGCGGCAGAATCGCCTCCAGCGCCGTTCACAGCGCGTGTGATGGCGTTTTGGCCGCGGTTCTTGAGGAAGTTACCACCGACCTTCATAGCACCCGGTATAGCGCCTCCCATGATACCACCAAGCAATGCACCGTTTAGCGCATCATCTGTTTCACCAGTACGGATCTTGTCTAGGCCGCCCATCGCAGCACCGGTAGCGGCTGAGCCTGGAATAGTGTACAACGCCTTGTTTACAGCGCCGAGCCCTTCAGCCACCTTGCCGAGCTTAGCTGCTTTAGCGGCAGCACCAATACCGGGCAGGGCGGTGAGCAGTGTCTCACCCGCAGCAGCAAGGTCGCTACCCACGTCACGATCTTTGTAGTTACCTGTTGCTAAATCACTTACTGCACCGACTGTTTGAGCAATAGGGTTAAGAAAGGAGCCAAGAAGACCGTCACCAAATACATTGTTCTTTTGCTTTTTCTTTTGCTTTTCAAGTTCAGCGTTAGCGTCATTGGCTGCTCCTTTCAGTTGTTCACTCTTGCTATCTAATGACGACATTTGGCTTTTCCAGGCGTCATCAAACCCTGGAGTAGTCTTGCGCATATCTGCGAGCAGCCCAGCGTTGGCTGGGTCGTTGTAGATACCATTGAGCTGCTCCTTGTAAAAGTCGTTCACCTTCTGGTTGATTTGTTGCTGATCAGCAGCGTCCTGGTATTTAGCCAAAGCCTGATCTTTTGTCTTACCGAATAACCAATCAAACATACTCTATCTCCCCCACAGTGAGCCACCACCAAATAGCGCGAGCGGCCCCCATTTAGCTACGTTCTGGAAGCCTTGAGAGAGGTTACGCCCAATGTCACCAAAGTAGTTATGGTTATTAATACGGTTATGATCAGCCTGCACACGGCCAAGGCGGCTAGCTTCAGCACGAGCTGCGTTTTGAGCGGCTGCAAGCTTTTCCTGCCAAGCACGAGCTGATGAATTAGATGCATCCTGTCGGTCAAGCATATACTTTTGGAGCCCGAAGTTAGCGGCGTTAGCTGCTGCCTGCCGTGCGTTAGCCTGCTGTTCCTTCCATCGCTCAAGAGCCATCTTTTGCTGGTTAAGTTCCCAGTTGTCCCGTGCGCCATAGATATTAGCGAGAGCGTTTTCATCCTGCTGGTATTGGCTGTAGGCACTGTTACGCTGCCCAAGCAGTGTGTTCCAGATACCCTGGAGGATGTTCGTGGTATCTTCCTGCGTCTTGTAGTTGCCGGCAGCCACATTATTCACCTCGTTCATCGCACGGTTCACAAGCTCGTTGTAGTCTGTGGATGCGTTCTGGTAGTTAGTGTTGAGGTAGTTCTGTGTGTTCTGCATGCTGCCAAGCTGGCCCTGCAAAGCACGCTGCCTCTGAGCCTCTGTAAGGCCTGTGCCACCATACTGCTGCCGGATACTCTCTGGTAGCTTATTGATGGTGGTGTTGATTTGGTTCACTGCGTCACGAGCAGTGGTGTAAACCCCGCGAGCTTTATTAATCTCGTCAGTGTTCATGTACTTGTCACGCGCTTGGTCGTAAATATCGCCATACGTCCGCCTGTTTTGTAGGTGGGTGTCGTAATTAGCCTTTGATTGGTCGGCTTGGGCTTGGTAATTGTTGAAAGCCGCTTTGCTGGCGTTTTTTGTACCTTGTGCGTCTGCTATTCTTGCTCCAAAGTCCATATTTAATTCTCCTTTACTCTAATTTAACACTGCTAGGCGTAGATAAGCCTGGCGTTAAGAGTACTTGCGCTCTAATTCACCGAACGAACCCTTACCAGCCATGTAGTTCTGGACAACCAGCCGTTTATTAGCCTCATCACGCATGTAACGCTCATTAATAGCCGCCTGTTCATTGATGAGCCTCTGCTGAGTAGTGATACCTCGCCACATGTAGCTGTTGTCTATAGCGTTCATACGGGCAATATGAGCTTTCTCCTCTGCCATCTGGCGTTGCTGGAATCTATACGTGTCAATAGCTGATTGAACAGACAAGAGATTACGGTTGGCTACCGTTGTCATCTTGTCCCAGGCCTTCACGTTCTGTAGTGAGGTTTGCCAGTCGTTGTAGCGGCGTCTAATACCATCCCAGATAGAGTCATAATGCTTATTTGCCACGTCTATAGAGCGGTTGAAAGCGTCCTCAACGCGTTTCTGGTATGTATTGTTGGTCGTCATGTATGTAGCCTGGTAACCCGCCATCTGCTGACTGAGCCCTCGCAACTGCTGTTGCTTTGCTAGGTCTCGCTGGGCCTGTGTAATAGCTGTACCACCGAATTGCTGGCGGATAGACTCTGGCAGCTTGTCGATCATCGTCTTTGTGCGGTCTACATTAGCCTTCGAGGCGTCTACGTCAGCCTTGAGGTTACGTAGTTCATCAGACTCCATGTACTCTTTGCGGCGTTTCTCAAACTCCTCGCCATAATTTGGCATTGTAGACGTTGCTGCGTCGTACGATGCCTTGGCTGCGTCTGCTTCACGCTGTGCACGGTGCCACGATTCACGCGTTTGGTCACTATACCGTGTTGCATCTGCTAATCGTTGTTGAAAATCCATGTCTACCTCACAAATATGTCTTCATTAGGGTTATATGGGAATATGTAAAACGTAAAGTCGAACCACGAACCACTCAAATCTACCCATGTCTTGGCGAATTGATGGTATCCACCTCCTGGCAGGCGTTCTGAACGGTGCTGTAGCCATGATCCAAGAGAGCCTCGCACATAAATGTAGGTATTGTCAGCAAATATCTCGAGCTTTTTAGAGCGTGTATACATATTACGTAGCCAGATAGAGGGTGATACTGGGTTATTGGGTAGGGGAAGGACAAAGTCAAACGCCCCGTATGATAGAGGGTTCCACAACGCACTACCTTCTGTGAGCATAAACGGAATATCGTACGTGTAATAGCCACTACCAGGCGCACCAGGAGTAACAATATTGTTAAAGTCTACTGTAAAATTCTGATCCGCATTGAACCAGCGGCAATACATACGGTGAACTATGTGGGCACGCCCCATACTCATAAAGAATGGCTTGCGTGGTTGTCCATGTGGTATGCGCACAAAATCAAAGTCTTGGAACTGTGTAATTGGTATACGATCCCAACCAAAGGCATACGTCCAGTTTATCTGTGGGTTGTTAGGCTCACTAAAAATACGGGTGCTATTGTTGATTACAACACGCCTAGAGACGATCTGAGGCGTCTTATTGGTAATATCTGAGCCAAATATAGGATACTTGGAGTTGAATATCTCCTCTTTAGTAACAGGGTCGATCACTTTCAACCCATAGTCTCTGCTGCTGTATCCTTGAGCGTTTCTTGTCATATGTATATTGTAGCACTTGACGGCGATACCATTGGTGAGCGGATAATGACAAGAGAGCGGTTAGCGTTAGGGTTTTGCGTGTCATACGTGAACTTGAAAGCCTTCTCTGCTTCACTCATCTGCACACGTGGTGTATTACCAGCGTTAGTCACTAACCCATAGGATGATACCTGTTTGCCCGCTATTGTCTCTGTATACTCCTGGAAGGCGTACGGTGTAACGTCCGTCATAGCGAGAGAGCTAGGCAGCCAGTAGGTAATGAGCCCTGCCTTATTACCAAAGTCCTTATTGTTCTTGATACCGAGCACCATCTGCGACTGAAGCCGTACATCAACACCAACATCGTTAAAATCAGAGGTTTCACCCTTCTTTATAGCGCCGTAGCGTGATGTTTTGATCCCGTAGTCACGTAGAGGTGTGCCATAATCAAACGACAGAGGTGAGGCAGTATATGGATACTCCACCTCCTCTGCTATAGGGGTAGGGCTTACGAAAACCATATTCAAATCTGAGCGTGACCCGTCTGTGCCATTATAGTAGGGTGGAATAGCGTTTTTGTAGTAGATATACTCCCTGTCTGCTGTCCATACGCCAGGCTGGTCGTAAAATGTGGGGTTCATAGCCATAACAAATGGTACATAGCCGAGGTTGTGCCTCCACCTAAAGTAGTAGATTGTAGAGAACCCGGTGTTACGCGCCTCGAGTAGCTCACCGCCATAGTTAGCGGTTTGTAGCCCACCTGGTAGCGGCTGCCTGGCGTCTATGCCAAGTGGGGCTAGTATCTTTGCCTGTAGTATAGGGAATGATGAATTAAAGAGCAGCTTATTATCTGGCGCTGTCTGCGCGTCAAATCCGGGCATAGCAATCTTTACGCCATAATCTCTACGCTCTACTCGAGCCATTAGAAAGCTCCTTGTGAATACCCAAACATAGCCACAATACGGCCTGAGCGATCCTCTGCTTTGATGAGCCCACGGAGCTGTGTGTCGCCCCGTGTCTCACCTGTGCGCACCTGGCGTGGTGTGATCTGTTGTTGCTGAGCTATATTCCCTACCACAGTGTTTTCTATTTCCTCAAACTTAGTAGTGAGCTTCGTTTCTTTAATCTGAGAAAATGAAGTTTCAAGACTAGCGGTGTTAGGGTTGTATACTGAGTCTGCCATTACAGTTTCATCTCCTCCCCGAGTGTTCGGGCATTAAGTTGTACAGATACGATCGTAGGAGGCTCTGGTGTGGCGTCTGTAGTCGTTCCATCAAAGCCAAAGGTAATCTCCTTAAATCGCTTATTTATCTCCATACGGACGCTTACGTCGCCCTCTGTGGCTGTTTTCTTACCGTATACCCATGGCTTGGCGTCAATCTTATACTTAGGGATTATTGTAGCGCCCTTAGGTAGCGCACGGAACGTTACACCCATACGAAGGGCTTGCTTGTCGGCCCACGGCACACCACCGTCATACATGAGTGACTGGTAGCTGAATTTCTTGGCTGGCTTACTGTTATTGTCTACAACAGCTAGATTGTAACGCGTACTGCCCCCTGTCTGTATCTGGTAGCTAAAGTATAATGTGTCCCCAAAGTTCCAACACCCACCAAGCTCATACGTCACGTCAGAGGTGTTATAGTTCCCGCTTGCCTCTGGCATGTTGTACGAGTAGTAGAACGACTCCGGATAGTTCTTATCCACTGCGCCCCATGAGTAGATACCGTGCCTCATCGTATAGAGACTGGTTTTACTTGGGAAGGCAAACAGCATGATTCCGCGTCTCACTGTCATACAGTGCGGGTAAATATCTGTTGTGTCTCGTCGCTCTGAGTACTCGCTATGACTGTCGTTGAGAGTACGTACCTTGGTTAGCTGCTTAGCCCCTGTATAGGCGTACATAGCGCCATCAATGATCGTGTAGGTAATATTCTGGTACGTGAATAGGCTCTTTGGCTCGCCCATTGGTGTATCGATCTTAAAGTTCAGCCCGTCTGCAAACCCGTCCCAGAAGCCAAGCATACCCTCTTGGAATGAGCGCCCAGGCACTGTACTCACCTTCTCGCAGCCTAGCACGACATACTCGTCGTTACTGGTAAGCGTTGTCACCTCCATGCCGTTCTCGACAATCACACGGTGGCGGTTAAATTCAGTCTCGTCTACCTGTGTTAAGCCAGAAGGAAGCCAGTCGACTAGATACTGGTCGTTACCAATAAATAGCTTGCTACCACCCCAGTTGATTATTGGGTGACTCTTACGTGTTGTGCTGGTGAGCAGTGAGGCAAAATATTGGAAGTGTAGCCCATACATTTTATCCTGTTCGTACGTTTCTACACGCCAGTTACCGTCGCTAGCATACATGTGGATATGGTACTCCGTACCGAAGTTGGCGTAGTCGCCAACCTTGGTCTCTGGGAAGTCGAAGTAGGTGATTTGCCCTGTTTGCACCTCGCTGGCATTTTTAGTAGCGTGAGCAATCTCTTTGTTCTGGGCGTCATGCACGACAAGGTGCACTTGCCCACTACCTTTAGTGTGGAATCTCACAGAGATACGCGTCATAGGCGATTGGTCTGGCAAGAAAATACAGGTGTTCTCCTCATTCTCGATAATGGAGGTGGGCAACCCATCGCTTTGAGCTTGGCCGTTGATACTACTCCACCGATTTGTGCCGCCGCCAATCCATTTGCCGTCGCGGTCTTTCACGAGGATCTGGGCTACTGTAGGATACGAGCTAGCCTTACCGGTAATAGTATCAATAAAAGACTGATTTGGTGACGTGGCGTTAGTGTACGCATAGATACGGTCATTCCCAGTAATGTAGATAGCGTCCTTTAGCCTCCAGTAGGTGAGGTCACCAAACGTTCCATCAGTCCAGCCTGGGAGAAAAGCTGCAACCGTAACGTCGTTGTTTACGTCAATCCTGTATAGTGTGCCAAACCTGTCAATCCCCCACCTCACACCGTCTGGGGTTTGCGTCATATTTACAATCAAGCCGCGAATATCACCGTCGCCTAGATTGCGCGCCCCAGGTAACACAGAGAGCCGGCTTGGGTTCTTGCGCCCATCCATGCACTCTGAGTCGCCATAGCTGTTCTTGATACCAATCTTACCATCTGTACCAAAGCCACCATAAAACGACGTTTGGCTGATGATTGTATCGCCTGTGTTGCCTGCTGCCATTACCAAATACTCCTTACTGGATCAGTGAACCGTTCTCGCCCCATCATACTACTACCTCCCTGGATAAAGCCAGAGCTTGTCGTGATACCGTACACAGTCTTGTACTCTTGTACCATATTGTCGAACAGTTGCTTATACATATTGGCGCTATCCAGGTCTTTACGCATCAAAAAGTATTGCTGTGCGGCGTAATACACGGGCGCTTGGTGGTATTCCTCGGGGAATTGTGGGCATTGACCTATTTTGACCCGTGTCGTCGCTGTGAGGCCCTGATATGGCGTTTCAAGGCGTATTTCTCGGGCGTTTACGACCTTAGCTACCTTGTACCAGTTGCCATCACTGCCATCTGTGACTTGTAACCACCCGTTATTCTCCATACTACGTACAAAACTGTCTTGAGTAGCCGTAACTCGCGGGCTGTTCTCCGTCAGAGACACGTTGGCCTCCCGATCTGCCAACCCAAGGTCTTGCATACGAGGCTCGAACGTCACAATCATACCGTTTGGCACGTCATCTGATGGTGTTGGGAATAATTCCATTTCTGTACCGTTCTTGATGATGAAACATTCAGGCCTCCCGCTGGATTGCCCGCTTGTGATCTTGTGCCATTCCTCAATATTGTGCACCGGAGTGATAGGATAGTAGTTATCACCGTCTTTTATGCGCACGTCTACAACCCGTACCATGTCCCTTGGGAAGCGATACAGTGATTTACCCTGAATTAGGTTGGTCTCACGCTCCTGGCGCACCCAGTACCGTCTCACGGCGTTTTGAAATAGCTTTATCCCGGTGTTAATGTCCGAGACGGCTTTACGCACCTCTTGTATATTGTCCTCATCGACGTTAATGAGGCTGATTACGTCCTGTTTTAGTTGCGAAAATGTCAGCATGTCTTATTCTCCTTTACTCTAATCATACACTACACGCCGCCACTCTTGCTCATCTCTAGTGGTAGATACTGGTTTTCTCCATTGTGACGCGTCCTCACGCCGCATGTCGCGCCAAACCTGGTTATTACTACGAACATACTCGTGTTGTCTCCAAGCTCCTGTGGCCTCACTAGAGACTGGTAGCTTGCGCCATTCCTGCTCTACGCGCTGTTGTGGTGTTGACCACACGTCGGGCGTAACTTGGCCCTTCCTAAAACGCATCGCTGGTGATGTGATACGAGCTAACGCCAGCACAGCCGCAGGCGACAGTGTATACCGCTCAATATCCCTAAATGAAAGATCAGGGGAATTGATTGTGGCCGTCGCTGTTATATACCCAGGAGACACCAGAGACGGAGGTGGGGGTGTATATGATATGCCGGTTTTGCTTATTTTAGCTCTCGCTACCACTGTTGGGGGTAAAATATAGGTTTTGCCTGGCTCTTTATATGTAACTGTTGGTTGCCATATATTAGCACCAGCCCACACCTCTCGATCTGGCAAAATATACTTAGCTTTGACGGTAGGTTTTGTTATCCTAGCCTTTGCGGTTATGCCGCGAGCATCCAATTCATACTGTTTTGAAACCTTCAGTGGCCAAACATAGCCGGCGTTATAGTACCCCGCATAAGGATTTGGACTATAGGCATACGAGTCTGGTGACCTTGCGTGTAGTGGCGCTGGGCCTATAGCAGTATCACCATAATTCTCATACGAGAGCCAGCCGTATTCAACTACACCCCTGTTGAATGTATAGAGGCCAGCCGTCTGCCCGATAGCACCGGGGGTTTTCGATGATGTTATCTCTCTGCTCCAAGCAGATGGCTCTAGATAACCGTCACCCCAGACCTTGTATTTAATATTTTGGCCCTTCCAGTTAACCCGAACCCAATACCAAGTGTTCTGTTGATGGCTAAATGGATATTCTGAACCTCTTATAGTGCCTGTCTTATTATCGTATACAACAAATCCAGGTGTAGTGCCGTCACGCAACAGACTAATAGAATACCCGTTAGCGGTATTCTGAGAGTTACCAGTAAATCTAAATCCAACAACACCAATGAGACCATCACCACCACTATATCTGAACTTCGTCAGTATTTCACCATCATACCAGTTAAGGCTGTGCGCTAGTGGAGCATAAAAGTCTGTGCCGTCATTTGTAACACGTATTATATCGTCTACAACTTCGACATTACTATTGTCCTTGTATATTTGTCTAGATATAGAGACTGGCGCAAGTATCCTGTTATATATAAACGTAGCCATGTGCTACCCCGCAACAACCTCAAAGTTTATTACTACAAACGGCGGCATTATATCAAATGGCACGTTATTGCCCGTGGCATTGATTGCTCCACCAGCAAACGTGTTCATACCACTGCCCTTACCTGCGCCTAGGTTGCTAAACCCTCGCTGCAGACCACCTCCAAGATATTCTGATTGCCAAGCGTTTTGCTTATAGTTATTTGGCGTTAAGGCTTGTGTTTTAGTACCACCTTTCGACCCCAATGAGCCTAATATGCCATCATACATAAATGGCGCTCTCCCCCTCATGTCACTGAGCGTAAAGGTGTTTGCATTAACAATCGTCCCGTAGGCGGGGTTTCTGCGTATATGCTCGGCGAGGAGGGGGAATTCCTCGATACGGTATGCAGATCCGTCCATGAATAGCCTACCAGTGCCTGGTGAGCTGTTCATCGTCATGAATATATCTCCAACCCTAAGACTCTGCTCGTAGTAATGCCCGATAAAGAATAGTGCGCCAGCAGGGAACGATTTAGCTGAGGTGTTCTTTTGCCCCCTAACAATAGTGTATGAGTCTGGCCCGGTTCGGCTTTTTACAAGTACAATCTCGCTGTTTGAGAAGGTAGGTAGTTCGTCTTTGGGGGCAATAGTCACAAAAAACGGCTCAATAGGGAATGAATTAATGTCGCCAGACTTGAGTGTAATAGTGGTGGTTGCTGCGTTTATTGATGAGTTTAAGAATCCGATAGATAGATTTGACATATTACGCCCTTTGCTCATTTATATAATAATTAGTGATTATATCTCTATAACCCGGCATATATTTAAACTCTTTATTCGATGGTAGGTTAATATGGTCAGAAAGTGGCATTTTAAATTCGTCTAGTACAACATTCTCCGTGCCAAGTAAATCACGTAACTCTTTCGCCCTAACTAGAAAGTATCCTACCGGCTCGATACTCTTATATGTTTTGCCGGTAATATCGTCTATGTGATAGTACTCGCCGCTCTCCTTGTCGATAACTGCAACTGGCTGGCCCTTAGCCAAATACCGGTTATACAATAATATCTTATTGAAGTATAAGGCATATTCCTCGTTCCCCCCAAAATACTTTAAAAACTCTGCGCTATAAACGCCTGCTCGAGGATTGTCATAAAAAAACTCCGTCTTGCTCCCCGTTACCCCGATAAAGACAACTTTATTGCTATAAAATTTAGTAAACGGGCACACTCCCTTGACAAACGTTTCTACATTGTAACTACATTCAGAAAGTTCTTTCTTGAAATTCTCCACCTCTTTATCGTAGTCCATCTCTACTGCACCTCCATCCCGATAGCGGTAGCACCAATATTAGCCGTACCACCTTGTGACATTTGCACTGGAGTAACCTCTACAACTACAGATAACTCCTGTGCGCTCGTGTTAGCGTACACGACCCACTGAGCATTGCCAGTCTTTGTGACAGGCACGTCATTGACAGCTGGAATAGTAACTTTTTTCTCTCCGGCAGTCGGGACTATTAGGTTGTACGAACCAATATTCTTATTGCCAAGCGACACAGCGCTGATACCAGCATAGTTAGCTGGCTCACTAGAGCACACATGTACTACATTAGCCCCTTTGATTCTATCCACGAAAGCCTGCCATGATTGTATCGATACTTTGTTTGCCATATTCTATCCTCCTAATTAATCTTGTAGGCAGTGCCGCCTAGCTCTTTAATCATATTATCTTTTTTCTTTAAGTCTTCCTTCGTGAGCAGCGCTGGGTCATATTCTGAAAACATTTTATCTTTGCCGAGTAGCCCGAACTTAGTAAGTACGATGTATAAATCTGGCATATTCTGTGGGTTACTATAAGCCATCTCTCCAATTCTCTCTATAACATGACGCCCGTGCTTAGCCGACATAGCTAACACGCGGCCATCCACCCACGACTTGATGGGTTCTAGGGCGTAGAGAATCCCTAGACTGTCGCCCTGCTTCGACTTGATATGGACGGAATCTAAGGTAAACTCAAGATCAAACCCGAGTATCCTCATGTCATCTATCAACCATTTCAGTAGGTTTGTGTTCATTATTTCTCTCCGTTTAATTCTACCTCTCATTATACACGTACATAACAAAAACCAGCCCTCACCAAGATAGCTTGGTAGGCTGGTTGTGCACCTCTATAATAACACAACGCCCCTGGCTTTTGACCACGGGCGCTATGTATAACCACAGTAAATTAATTAATTATACTTGTACAGTCGCTCACACGGCGTCCGGACTCCGGATCACGCTGCATTTCACAGTATACACCTACTAGATCAAATAGGCAACAGCAATTCATCAAATTCACCGACAGTATTTACACCAGAGAACCCAACAAACTCTTTAGACAATAGAACAGGCTGAGCGCTCACGATCTTATACTCTGTAAAGTAGACTTTGCCAGTCGGTGCGGTAATGTAGGCGTCCCCGTCCTTCTCGAACGTGACCACTGTTGTCTGCCCATTCTTGGTTACAGACATACGATTGATATACAGCCCACGGCTCGCCCCTCGTGGTATATACCGCGGCTTTATCACTTTCTGAAAATCCTCTGGTGGCGTGATGGTTATCTCACCGTTTCTCCACTCAATCATAAGACTATCTTGCATACGCTAATATTATAACCCCCAGGATACCTGAGGGTCAATAATACAACAGCTAACTATGAGCTATTTCGTTGCGCCAGCTTTAGCTGCCACAGTCACAAGACCAGCAGCCTGGAGGCCGAAGGCGATGCCATCGTAGACGGTCTTGTCAGTAAAGACAAAGTGACCGGTCACAAAGTAGTAACCAATACCTGCTGCGACAGCGAGGAACACCTTAGCGATGCCGCCCCACTCCTTCTTGTTGAACATGTCGAACAGCTTTACGATTGCTGGTACGATAAGAACGTTTAGTGCTTCCATTTTGCTTCTCCTTTATTTTTTAAACAAACCTGTGATAGCGTCTAGGATCGCCTGCAAGATACGTCGAATATCCCCAAGGATAGTTGTAGTGTCCTCTGCCTTTGGCGCTTCCTGAGGCGCTTCTGCGGCCCTCTCCTGCGGTTTCTCTGGCTCTGTTGGTGGTTCTGGTTCTACGTGCTGAATCTCTGGTGTTGGTGCGTTCTTGATGCGCTGCAGTTCCTTGTACTCGTCACTACGGCGTAGGTCGTCTGCTACCATGCCCCAGCTCCAGCCGTTACGGATCTGATTACGGTAATGCTCAATACCGCCCTCGTCTGCGTCACGCTCAAGAATCTCCTTGTAGAGGCGTTGAATCTCGTTGGTCTCGCTCTCGTAAGCTGCTCGTAGCTCATTGTTGCGTGCGTTGCGTCGCTCTGCCACTGCTTTACCTTCTGCGCTATTAGCCAAGTCCTCACGGATTTGATCCCAGTTCCAGCCCTTGTCGATCTGAGACAGGTAGTGACCGATAGCGTTTTCGTCTACGTTGCGGTCAAGGATCTGCTGATACAGGTTATTGAGATAGTTAATCTCATCAGTCCGATTACGTTCTACTGTCTGGCCAGCCTTCTCACGAGCCATGCGCTCAATACGGTCTAGGTCATAGTTGCCTGGGCAGTTCGTACTCGTCCATGAGTTGTGTGGACGGAGTGGTAGGTCACCGTAAGTCTTGCGCAATTCTGCCACCAGCTCTGCAATAACGTCGTAGTCCTCATCACGACACCGTGGGTCACACTCAATACCGATGCTTGTCTGGTTACCTACCCAGTTACCTGCGTGCCATGCGATGTTGGCTGGGTCTACAATACAGGCTACACGACGATCTGTGCCCGTAACAACATAGTGAGCGCTTACCTGTGCTGCCGGATTGCACAACCATGCTGTAACACCCTCAAACGTAGGGTTTTGGCCAGGATCACCCCACCAGTGGATTGTGATACTGCTGATGGCATTGCCTTGCCGGCCAGCAGTGTAGTTTGGCGAGTCATACTGCGTAATGTAGTTGTACGCCATTTATACCTCCTTTAAATATTAATACAGTTGCTATCACCATCGATCTTGTATAGCCGACGGTACGCGGAGTTAGCTTCACCCTCGTACTTCCATGCTACCCATGATGTTTGGTTGCCAGAATTATCCTTGGTGTTGACGCATGAGAGCTGAGGAGATGAGCCATCTTTACCGTCCTTCCCGTCTCTACCGTCAGCACCGTTAGCGCCATTAGCTCCTGCCGCGCCTGTAGCCCCGGTAGCGCCTGTGTCGCCCTTGCATCGTCCTGCCGCACAGTATTTAGCCACAGCGGTCGCTATCTGCTCGTCTGATGCGTTCTTGCCGTTCGTACCGTTACATATACCGCCTGAGCAATAAGCGGCAACAGCACTCATCACCTGGGCACTTGTGGGGTTGTCTGAGCATTTGTTGGTGAGGCAGTATGTCTTGATGGCTAACGCTATCTCTGAGTTGGTCGGTGTCTTGCCGTCAGCCCCATCTTTACCGTTAGAGCCAACGATAGAGCCTACATTGCGAGCCTCCCCGTCTGAGTATGTGAGCACAAGGTTGCCATCCTTGTCTATTTGGGCATTTGTAATGTTTGTAACGGGCTTTTCTACCTTCGTACCGCCTGAAATAGTCACAGCTTGGCCTGGTTTAAGTGTAAATACCTTGTAAATGGTGTAGCCACTGAATATAAGGCTCAAAACCATCATGATTGATAGGATTTTTAGTAGTTTTTCTTTTTTGAACCATCGAATGACGCGATTACTTCTCATCGTAGCAGCCCTCCCCTGCTGTTAGACAGTAATGCAATAACAATTGGCACAAATGAGGTGATAACTGCGCCCACAACTAGGCGGAATAGCCATTTATTCCGGTCTTTAGCCTCTGCTGAGTCAGTTTCAAGGTCTTTTAGCCGTGATTCTATATCTTTTTTGTACAGGTCAAGCACATAAACACGCACAAAGTCATTTTCTTTGCGCAGTTCATGCTTAGTTATGGCGTCATCAATAATTTCTTTTACTTGCCACTTGTTCAACGGTTTCTCATCCATACAGTTTTTCTTTATAAAGCGGAAACCCGCCCATCTTATCTCCTTCTCTAGAGATTATACATTGGGCGGGCTATAGATAGTGCCGCTATTTACTCGCTAAAACCTAGATCTTCGTCCTTGCTCTCCGCTTTAGCCTGTCGGCCGCGACGAGCTGGCTTCTCCTCTGCCGCTGGAGCTGTATCCTTGACGCCAGTCGTGTACTGAGCTGGGCCACGGTATGCTTCATCAAGCCATTTACTGCGTGCCTGAACGTCTGCAAGCATACGAGCGCCATCATGGCTGCTGTACTGGGCGTATTCCTTCCACATATGCTCGAGAGCCATGTAGCCGAGCCAGCCTGGCACAACCTTCTCCTCACCTGCGTGGATGAGGAAGGCACGTTGCTTACCACGAATAGTCGTGTTAGTGTACTCATTAGGCTGAATGTGCTCCTCGTCATCAATATGCATATACGCAAACCCTGATGGATACGGCGCGTTGTTCTTAATCACCACCATATCGTTTGGCTTGAACATGCCGTACACAATGTCACGGAACGTTTCGCCGTCTACAGCCTGAGTTGTTACGCTGTTACCAAGGATTTGATCCTCGGTCAGCCCTTTGTTGATTTGATCCAGATTCATCTATTTCTCCTTTCACCTTATAGTTGATCTGCGTAGTAATCTGCAATGTCAGTTAGACTTGCGTTATTGCTAAAAGCCTTCCTATTATACTCTGGTCGCTGCGAGGATGTTGTCTTTGTCGCAACACGTCGTGCCGTCTTGGTACGAGACTCGTCCTGCTTCTCACGCCTGGTGTCGTCCTCTGTTTCAAACTCTTTCGGGTTTTTAGCCTTGTAGATGAGGCCAGCGGTGTATGAGCTGATGTTCTCACCCTTGTGCTTGCGGTTGTACTCATCACGAAAGTCGAGTATCTTGTTTACCAACTGCACGCTAGGGTCAGTGTTAAATTCCTCTGTACCCGGCTTAGCCTTGATCTTTGGGACGATACCATCGTCTTGGAGGCGATCCACGTCAGCAATAATAGCATCAAGCTCTGCCTTTTCCTTTTCTGCTTTGGTGGTCTGCTCACGATCAGAGGTGATCTTATTCATAAGCTTTTCTGCCTTAGAGCTTTGGGCGCTCATAGCACTGTAGAATTGTGCCTCTGCACGCTTGCTGGCAAACTCAAAGTCATCAGGCAGCTGAGTAGGCAACTTAACGGATAACTCCTCACCATCCTTACCCTTCACAGTAATGTAGTCAAGGCTGTTGTAGATAAACTTCTCCTCTGGCGTAGATTTATTCCAGAGCTTCTCGTCAATCTCGTCTGGGCGCTCCTCCCATGGCTGAGGCTTGTCGTCTTTCTTGGGCTCTTCCTTTTTGTCTTCTGCCACCTTAAGGCCACGACGCTCAAGCTCTTTTAGAAACTCCTCGTCAGAGAGGCCTTGTGCTTTCGACTCTTCCTTTGATTCTCCAGATTCTTTTTCGTCTGGTTCATCCTCTGGAGTCTCTTCCGACTCGTCGCCTTCTTTTTGGGCGGTAGCTTCGCCTTCACCGCTGTTGTCCTCCTCTGTGGTAGGCTTATCTTGTTGTTCCTTTACCTCATCGGTTGTTTCCTTGTCGTCCTGGTCTTGGGCTTCCGCCTTCTCTACCAACGCGTCAAAGTCCATCTCTGATAGGTCTGTGTTTGATGATGCCAATGTAAACACCTCCATTATGTTTAGTATATGTATGAATTATACCGAAATGGAGGTGGTTATGTCTATAGGCCGAGGCCTGAGAGGATACCGCTTGTGCCTTGATCCTGTACGCCGCCTAGGTCGCCTATAGGCTGTGCTGGCTGTTCAGGAATTGGTTGGCCTTCTACTGGTGGCTGCTGGCCTTGCAACAGTTCTGGCGGGATCTGAGAGGGGTCTGCTGGCATTTCTGGCTGAGGCTGTGGAATTTCTGGGCTTGTAGGCATACTTGGGTCTACGAGTAGCCCTTGGTCGCTAGCCTGCTGGAGCTGCTCACGCTGGCTGAGGCTTAATACCTCTTGATCAATGTGAGCTAAGAGCTTCTGTTGGAGCTTCGGGTTGGCCATCAGGAACTTGTCAGTCTGGAGCTGCTTATTGTGGGCTAGGATATGCTCTGGTGTCACGTCATCACGTGGCTTAGCGTCGAAACCATTCATGATAACTGCAAAGTCAATGTAGGCTTCCTCATCCTGTACCTCACTACGCACCTCATCTACGAGCATGTTCGGATCAGTCTTGAACTTGACCAGGCTCTCGTAACGCTCGCTAGAGTCCTTAAGGCCAAGATCCTTGAACAGGTTGTATGGATCAATAACACCAAGCTCTGCCAGCTTGACTGCGATGTTCTCACGACGGCTCTTGTCCATGTTAACGGTACTACCTGGTGATACAGCGATCACAGCGTTATCTGGGATAGTCTCACGAGACAGCTCTACATGGATAAAGTTACCATCAGTGTCACGGCCAGAGATTTTGTGGTTCTTGTTGTAGTACACCTTCATCATCTGGACGAGCAACTTAAAGTAGCGATCAAGCATATTATCAATCTCACGCACAATCTCATCCTGCCGGCCTGATGCCTGGCTCTGCATCATCTGAGCTTCACCGAGTGTGCCAACGTCACGCTTCGAGTCGTCACCACGGAACTGAGAAGGCGTACCAAGGATGTTGTGGATACTGTTCTTAATGTCCTCTTTGTCTTGCAGAACGTAGTTAGGTAGTAGGTGGGCTGGAATTTCACCGTAGGCGTTGCTGAGAGGCTCATCCTCACGAATATCAAGAATGACAGACTGGTTTGGCTTGCCTGTGAGCTTCTTGGCGTCGTCCTCTGCAATAGCACCAGCACGGAACACCTTGATACTGTTAGCTGTGTCTGCGTTGTCGATGATCTGCCGGCCACGGCGGTTCAGGATGTTCTGGAGAGGAATGGCCTGCTCGATAGGCGAGGTTTGGTCAATCATATGACTACCATCGTTCAGGTAGTTACAGAAGGTGTACGGCTTAGTAGGCTTGTCTGTGTAGTTGCAGATAGCTACGCCCTTGCTGTCGTACTCGTACATAGGGCTGAGCTTCTTGTCTAAGATGAGGTTGTTGAAATACCATGCGACACACTCACGTGGCTCACCAGTGGTAGTGTCTGTGAACCAAATCTCATTGTAGGCTACAACAGTACTGAGGAGCTTCTGAGTCTTACGCACAAAGCCAAGCTCTGCCATAATCTCCTTCTCTTTCTCTGGGAATTTAGACATGAGAATATCCACAGTGTCCTCGCATACCTCACAGATAAAGCGTGGCTCCTCGTCTAGCTCTGCATTACGGTCTAGAATAACCTTCTCCGGGTTGAGCGCCTTAGCTTCAATCTCTTTGCTGAATGGGTTGTACATGAGCTTGATCACACCAACACGCTTCAGAGCGAGGTTCTTGGCTGCTACCTTAATCTTGCGTGAGAGGCGTACCTTCTGGCTATGCAGGTCTACTGCGCTCTCGAGGCGTGTAGCCAACGTCTTACTGGCTGGAGAGTCATCCCCCGGAGTAATCTCACAACCTGGGTCACGTGCTGAGACATAGGCGATAACAGCCTGAATACCAACGAATAGCTGGTTATCCCGGTAGTCTGCCTGGTGGTAATAAAGCCTGTCACTGTCCTGCTTGCCGAGGTAGTAGCGCTCGTTCTGTGCTCGTACGTTGCGCAGGTTAAAACCACTCTTGCTATTCCAGTAGGCTTCTGAGTCGTTTACCCAATACTTGAAACGCCGTACAAGCGTAGCGTCGTCCACTTCGTCGATAGATAGAGCATCACGCTCATCAATCACGCCAGTGCTGGTTGTTATATCGTCTACCCTAGGGTCTTTAAATACTTTGTCTTGGTCATACATGCTATGTCTCCTGTTTGTCTCTATCATACAGCAAATAGAGCGTGAGAGACTAGCCTTTATCCAAGCTTATCTGTCTCTACCGCTGTTGCAATATCAATTCCAATGTCTTTAGCCTCTACTCTACCACCTGGCTGCATAGTAAATGATCGCTTGGTGAGCTTCTCAATACGCTTTGCCGCGTTGATCAATACACCATACTCGCGGTTAGCTGTCATGAGTGTGTACATGAGAGAGTCTAGGGCGTGGTCTACGTTGTTAGGGTCAAGCTCCTCACCACCAGACTCCTTGGCGTAGATGATGGTAGGTAGTGTGTCGATGAGGTATGAGCAGTACTTGCTGAACACGAGGCCAGGTTTGCCGTCTGATTTGTTAGCGAAGGCGCTGTGGATCATCTGCACTGCTGCCTGCTTCTTGTCCTTCATGAGCTTATCAGCCCGTACAATGCGTGGTCGCTTCTCATCTGGGGCAAGACGTGCAAACGTATCGTTAAGTGTCTTAGCGATCGTCTCTGAGCCTCCTAGGTGGCTGTAAGCGTCATGTGGCAATGCTATCAAGTCTACCGGGTCTTTGAGATACATCTCCACAATCCTCTCACACCAGTATTCTTTAGGCTTGTGGTTGCCATGTAGCTCACGGTAGATGAAAGCTCTGTTCTCCCTCTCCGTGATCTTATCAAACATAGCCCACAGCAACACGCACTCGTCGTTATAACCCCAGTCCATGCCCATGACACGGTAGTCGCTATCGAATGCCTCTTTCGTGACACCCCATTCACTAAACTTGGTGTAAGTATGCTTACTCTGCCGAAACTCCTCAAACACAGCGCCAAACTGAATGTCCCAATCACCAAAACGCCAGGCACGGTACAACTCTGGGTCTGAATCCTGGAGAGAGTCGAGGTATTTCACATAGTCTGGGTCGTTCTCGAGTAAGAACGGGTTAGAGTCAATTGTGGCTGGTATGTAAGCTCGCCAGATGCCTGTACGCTTGTCTATGACGATTTGCCAGTGTGTGACTTGCTGCTTGCCGTATATGTCTACCCAAGGGTATTCCATCTTGAGCACTTCTGCCCTATCTGGGTCTGGCGCTACGAAACGTTTCTTTACCCAGCCCATGCCAGCGCCACCTGGGTTGGTGGTAGCGAACACTTGAGGATATAGGTCTTTGTACTTACTACGGGCTGAGCTGATGAGCTTCTCATAGCGCCCCTCGTCTGGGATCTGAGTTAACTCCTCGATGTTGATACGGCAGTACTCATGCCCCTGGTATTTTGTGTAGGCTTCAGCATCGTGGAGGTGGCCACCAATGACACGGCCACAGCCTTTAGCGGAGAGCACCATAGGATTACGGCGTAGCTTAGCGCCAAATGGCTGGAGGGCTGCCACGGCACGCTCCTCAAAGTCTGCTAGGTCTCCTGCATCTTTACGAATGACAAGCTGGCGTGCTCTGGTGTCGCCAAAGCGATCGCCTATAGTGGCGATAGACACGTCTGTCTTGCCTCCACCACGTGAGCCACCGAAGAGTATCTCACGGAATCTCTTGTCTCGTGAGAGTGCTATTGCGAGCTGCTGAGGGCCTGGCAACGGTAGCCAATAGCCCTTCTCTCGCAGTTCATCATACGTTGCTTTGTTTAGTACGGGCCAATGCGACTTGCTCATCGATCCAATCCGTTGGTAATGTTGGTATGATAAATCCTCTCATGATAGTCTTCATATCATCGCTAGCGTCGATTCCAATCTCTTGCTTGGCTTTGCCTTCTGTGCGGTCTGCTACTTCTTTTGCTTCGGCTAAGCCTTCTGAATCGCCCTTGTAGGCACGTTTAACACGCACGAGAGCTGTCTTTTGGAATGGAGTAAGCTCATCACCTTTTTTCTCAAATTCCTCTAGCTCTTTGAGGGTCATACGGCCTAGCTTGTTGTACCAGTATGAAATGCTGGTATCTTTTGACCAGCGGCCTGTGCTGCGTAGCTCTGGATGATCTTGAAACCCACCTATTCCAGTTGGGTTATTGTGCTTTGCTGGCTTTGTATACTTCCGTTTTGGTTTTCCCAGCTTGGAGGGAGATTCCTTAGTCATGCACTCATTATAAGCATTTACCTTATGAATAACAAGAGGAGAGGCCTCGCAAACCTCTCCTAGTGTGTGTTTGTGTGTTTATTTCTGTTGCACTACCCACAGTACTAAAGCCATAGTAATAATCCATGCTATTAGCTTGAACAGGTTGTGCCCTATGTTAGTATCGTTATCCTCTATAGATTCTTGCTTAATGATCCTATAGTCGTATACTGCTTCTTTGTCTTTCAGTAGATTAGTAATGGCTGTACCGTTGTCTGATGCTGTAGTAGTATAGATATTCCATTTATCACTAGGGTTGTGCTTGTAGAGCAGGTGGTAGTGGTGCATTAGATCATCCCTCCTTTCCCTGGGTGTCTGTTTATGAGTCTGTAACGCTGGGGGGTTTGATTATGCAAAGCGAAGCTTGAGGTGGCGTCTGTGTGTCGGGTGGTGAACGGTTCAGAGTGTGCTCTATCTAGAAGGCGCACGTCTTTTACTGATAGTTCCTCTGTGCCGTCTGGGCCGAACTTTAGCTTTAGGGTATAGATTGCCTCGTCTGGGTTGTTAGCTTTTACAATACGGGACAGAGTGCCCTTAGCTCCCTTCCTGCGGTAAGTGATCATGTATGGTTTCATTGTTACTCCTTTATAGTTAGTCTGCTAGCGTGCCGTCTATTAGGCGTATACGCTTTACTGTTATTTCTAGCTTGTTGTCTGGGTCTTGCCTTAATTTCAAGAGGTATTCTGCCTCCTTCTCACTGTTTGCTTTGACGACACGATGTAGCACGTCTGTTATTCCCTTTTCTTGGTAGGTAACCAGGTGGGTGTGCTCCATTGTGCTACTCATCCCCCACACGCTCTACGTTGATGATACGGTAGCTGTATGGCTTGCAGCGGTAGCGCTCGAGGTTACGGAGTGCGACGCGTGCGTTTTCTGCTGCTGTCTTGTATTCCTCTTTCTGGCTGCGGCTGAGTCGTTTGTATTCGATTGTATATAGATACATTGCTAGTTCTCCTTTTCTCGCTTGGTTAGTGGTTCGTATGCGTTCTTGAGTTGCCTGCTGTCCATTGCTAGCTCGATATTGCTGAGAGCTTCATCTAGGTACTCTGTTGCGTTTTCGATGTAGTATTTGTCATCTACAAACTCCCGGAGGAGTTGGATACGGTACTTCATGTCCTTTAGTTCCCATGACTCCTCGTAGAGACGCTTCTTGATCTTCCAGTTCTGCATTGTCTCTCCTAGAAATTCTTGAACTTGATTACTGATACGTCCGATGAGCCGTTGCTTAGCTCTGTTACACGGAGTAGACTTACCTTCATAAACTCATCCTCGTCTGCTGCTGAGACTGCGTAGCCAAACTCGTCGAGAGCCTCGTTCTCTGAGCTGATGTTAGATGACTCTTGGTTGCTTTGGTATTCATACTCACTTGTGAGCGGATCCCATACGTATACCTCTCCGAGCCTTGTGGTGGCTTCAATGGTGTAGTGTGTATAGATTGACATTTTTGGCTTCTCCTCTTTGCCTTATGTTTATGTTTGTATTGTACAGCATGGAGGGGCGGTGTGCAATAGATAATAGTCATTTTGTTAGGTGGAATTTACAACATGTGTAAACAAAGTTAAACCCCACCGAGGAGATGGTGGGGTGTTACATGGAACACAGTTACCGAGACAGCACATTTCGTGCTATTGTTGAGGGTTGTCTCGTGGTCTTGCCGGGTAACTAAAGATGATAAGTGTTCCATGGGAAGAAAGGTATTGTGTGTCTGTGCCTAACCACGTAACAAGGAGGAACTAGGCACAGATGTTATGGTTGTAGTTAGAAAGATTCTACACCACGGCTACAAGATGTGCTATGGAAGTGTTACCTCCATCTACCATTCATTATACTCTTTGCGCAGTTCTTTGGCAATCTCCTTACAACTCTTTTTGCCTGATTTGATGTTGGCAAAGTCGCGCTGTAGCATAGTAAGATTACGCTCGCCTACCTCCTCTAGAAACTCTGTCACTCGTCCTTCGACGTTGCAAATGTCTCCGTATAGGCGTATGTCTTTCTCTATGCGCTCGAGGATTACTTGTGTCGCTGGGTTTTTAGGAAGGTGGCATTGGATGCCGGCCATTACAAACTGTAGTGCTTCCTCTGATTCTTTTAGGTCTTGTTTAGTTTTCTGTGTCTTGTACATTGTCTAACTCCTCAAGTATTTTACATTGTAGTTTATTCGCTAAAAAGGATAAACTGTCTAACTGTTTACTCATCAATGTAAGCTCTTCTTTGGTTTCTTTCGACAGACTTGATAGCCCCGTGATACTACCTATCCTGCTAGACAAGCAACCCATATCTATTCTCATACTGTTCATGTCGTCCCAAATAGCCTTTGTCGAGCGCTCATTTTGGGTGAATTGCCGCTCCTTGAGTGCGTACCAAGTACCATCATGTCCTATCTTCTCCTCGAGAAAGATACTTAATGTTTCGTTCGGGCTGGCTTTGTCTATCGCTCTACGGTATTCTCTGAGCGCCTCTGTGTATTTGTAATATCTGTTCGTTGGTATTTCTTTAAATGTGAACTGACTAAGTACCGGCTCCCAATACTGCCACACGCCATCACGACGTATAGCTATGACTCTATAGATTCTGTCCATCTTTCTCCTTCTCCTCTAAAATTAGTTGAATAATTCGTTCTCGTGCGTTGTAAACCATAATGTCCTCAATTACCTTTGTATCGCTTTCTAAGTATTGATCTGTAATATCTGCTAACATACTAAATCCCCGTTGCTAGGTATACTAACCCTGATAGAGCTAGATATACCGAATATAGCAAGCTAAGGAATAGTACAGATAGGAATACTGTAGTGATAAAGTCCATCCATAGTTTTCGTAATACGCTAGCTTGTCGATACTCATATGTTTCGTGTAACCCTTCGATTGCTGCAGTGAACATTTGTTATTCTCCTCTTTCTTCCCACCACATTGTTTTGTTGTTAGTTATTTGACTGTGCTCATCAACCAGCGCTGCCAAAGAGCCTTCATGTTGCGTGCCCAGCTGTTCTTGATCCGAAAGGCGTACCAGTCGTGGTGCATCTGCTCAATCATTCCCTCGTTTTCCATCTGCTCGAGTTTGTATGTTACGTTGTCCATTGTTGTGTTCCTTTCCTTTGGTTATGTTTCTACTATACTCCGTGTTGCTTACGATTGCAATACTTTTTTACGACTTTTTCGAGTCTTTTTTACAACGTTTAGATGAGGGCCTACTGGTATCCATTTGTTGTCCTGCCAGAGGTATAATGTTAGCTCTTTATTTTGAGAAAATATTGTGCGAAGTAAACTTGGATTTGATTGAATGGCTAATGATACAACTCTCGCGCCAAGACGTTGCTCAGCGCGAGTTAGAGGGTTATTCTTCATATTCTAGGGCTCCTAACGACTCAAGGTCTTCATCTGGTATATATGGTTTCTGGCGTACTTTTGTTTCTGCGTATATGTCTTTATCATCTGGATCATCTAGAGTCACTTCACCGCTAGAAATACCAGTTACTGGAGGTAGGTTGCCCATGTTTTATTTGCCCTCTGTGTATTCCTTAATAAACTTGTCGCGCAGCTCTTTGTTGCCCATGAGCTTAAAGTCGTGGCCGCAGTGCTCTCGCCAAGCTCGAGCTGCTTCAGCCTCTGGGCCTGTGCTACGGTTGTCTTTCTGATCGCCCATGGCGAGGCGTTGCTCTGGACGAACTGCCGGCCCTTCTGGCTTTATGTAGTCGATGCTTGCAAGACGTCCTTTGCCTAGGTAGTGTATCTGGCCTTTTGAATCTTGTATGGCGATCATTCCGGCCTCACCCGCTAAATCGCGGATCTTTTCGGGCGATTGCTCCATTAGTTCGATTTTTTCACCCTCGTAGGTTGTAAGTGTATATGGCATTGTATGTTCTCCCTTTCTTTTCTAATACACCTTATATTTACGGTTTTGTTCTTCTCTCATACGGCGCATACCGTTTTCGATGGCTTTGGCTTTATGGATCATGTCCAGCTCATTGCCAATCTCTGGCTTATATTTGTAACTCCACGATTGGTAATTGATACGTAGAAAGTCAAAGTACTTAATGCACCAGTCGTCGCCACGCACATCTTCCAGACGCTTAACGTGCTTTTGCGCCGTCGCATTGTTCTTGATAGAAATACCGAGCGTCTTGGCTGCGTCGTAAAACGCTTTTAATACTGGATCGTAACCCTTACGCGTACTTGTACGTGGCGTTGCTAGAGGGCTATCAGCTACGGAGGCTGGTGCGCTTTGCTGCGCGGTCGCTACTGCGCTGGTTTGCGTTGGCCGGCCAGCTGGTAGTTGTTGCGCCTGTATGTTTTGCTGCTTTTGTGCTTCCTCTTCTGCTTTTCGTGCGTCTGATTCAGCAATTACCTCTAGCTGGATCCTATCGGCAATACCGCGGTCTACAATATCGCCACGGCGATCTGTGTTACCTTCCGCGTCGTTACGCCGTACCCACTCTGAATATTCAGCATTTGTGAGTTTACGCATCTCCGTAACGCTTTCTTTCGCCTCCGGCAATGGATTTTTACCGCTCTCTTCGTCTGTGTACCGCGTTGATTCTTCTACATCGACACCTGCATAGCTCCCCTCGGAAATTTCTGCGTCTTCACCGCGAGGATCTGGCTTTGCAGCCTTACTGGTATCACGCTTATCATTTAGGACGGTGCCGTCCTTTAATGTGATAGTTTTCTTCTTATAGTCAATATCCAGCATCGGGTATATACCATCGCGAACCATGACGTTGTTCTCCATGTGGTATTTCACCTCGATCCAGCCACTTTCCTTCATCAACCATAGATATTGGCGAACTGTTTCTTTCTTTTTGTCTAGCTCTGCTGCCAGTGTACTATTGCCAGCGAAACAGTAGCCGTCTTTCTGTGCGTGTTTCTCAATAATCGAATATAAGGCCGCACATACCAGTGTGCATTTCCTCCCTCTCGCCAGCGGCTGGCCATTTAAGATGAGGTGCACATTGCTTGATAGTAACAGCCCTGCCATTTATTTGCTTTTCCTTTCTAGAAAGCAAATACCGTCTACCCAATAATACTTTGCGATAGACGGTAGACGGTACATGCTCTCGTATTATCGTTTTTGTCCATCGCAATATCATTGTAGCACATGGTGTAATCACAAGCAATACTTTTTACGTGTTTTCTTTCACGATTTTCTCCGCCGGCTCGTCCGGCAACAAGCGAACGAAGTGAGCGCGTTAGTAATCCAACCCTAAATCCAATCATGTCTCCAACCCTGTATCCTATCCTATGTGTTATGTACGTAACACCCCCCGTTATGTACGTAACACCCCCC